CATTGCAGAGTTAACAACTAGGTTTTTTCCTAAAGTTACAGATTAATTAAACGTCCTAAGCATGACGTTAAACTGCTTGCAACACAACTTATTACCACTCATGTTTGAAAGCATTTTGTCTGCTGTTTTTCCGATTGTTAAAGATTTACTTTGGACAGCATGCGCAGCACTGCTGGCCTATATGGTAAACAAACTAACTAATCAATTTACTTGACATGAAACCAACTCAAATTACTAAAACAAATCTCAAAGAACTGACCATTTTTAAACTCTATGAACATTATGCTGCCCTGGACAAGTCTATTCCTTTATTGGTTTCTGAGTCCCAAGAGTTGGTCAAGGCTGAGCTTGAACAATGCCTTGAGCTCAGGTCTGAAAAAATAGACCGGTTGTATTACGCATGGGCACATCATGAAGATGCTGTTGAGCGTGCCAAGAAAGAGCAAGAGCTTTTGTTGGTAGCACGCAAGCACCATGAGTCACAAGTTGCCAAGATTAAGGGTCTGGTTAATTGGTTAAGACGTGCCGCACCACTGGACTCCAATCGTATTGTTGGTAAGAACTATGAGTTTGTTCTTAGTAAAAAACGTGAGTTGACTGTAGAAATTTCTATTCCAGTAGAGGAATGGGAAGAAGCAGACATCAATGAATTTTGCTTGCAACAAACCGTTACCACAACAAAAGAAACTGTGGTAACTTCTATGAGTGGTGACGTAATCGAACGCACTACAACACCAGTTACAAAAACAGAAATTATTCCAAATGCCGACAAGCTCCGCCGTGCTTACCAAGAAGGACAACGAATCCCACAAGGTGTCAAAATCCAACAAGACTACAACATCAAACGGAATCGAGTCGTCCACACAAGGGGAATGGACAATCTTCCATCCAAATATTCAGAAGAGTTTCTACCAGAACTTGAAGCCGCCGACTGATCTTGATGATGCGCATGTCATGTGCCGTTGTCATGAACAAGCTGTAGATGACTTCCAACTACAGATTGAAATGGTAGATCTTGAGTTGGCAATGCTTTGTGATAACGGAGATACTCTTCCGTATAACGAAGCAAAGGCGCAAGAACTTGAGGAAAAGAAACTTAAGCTTCTTGGTGGTAAACGTTTTCATCTTAACTCCAGGAATGCGTATTGGTTTTATTTGATGAAAAGCAAAAACTAGGGAGTATAAACTGAAGAAAAGATTAGGGTGCCATGACTGACGACGGTTTAACGCGTTTGTTTGATTCGTTCACGCAGGGTGGCACCCCCCTTCCTGCGTTGATTGGAAACAAGATGGAGTGGCAAGTCACCGTACTTACCGCTGCCATGATCGCTAATGAAAACTTAGCTGCATCTATGACCGCAGAGGAAATGGTTGATGCCTCTATTAACTACACTCATGTCATTCAAGAAAGGCTTGGTTACTACCAGCAAAACCAAATGCATTCTTTAGAAAGACTGCTAGAAAAATGAAAACCTGCTATTGTTTCAGGGTTCCACACTTCTAGTAATGGAAGCACCCCCTAAGACTCTTGTAACAATCAACGTTTCATTTAACATTGATCTCGAGTATGACTCATTTACAGGTCGTACTCTTAGTGAATTCTTAACTTTGATTGAAGACGATCTCTTTGATGCTGTCAATGAGTTGCGTCCTGAGATCCAGGATATTTACCACATGCAAACCAGACTCGTCAATGACTAATTCATTTGATTACCAAGAGATTTTGAATAGTTGGGATGTAAATCTCGAACAACAAAAAGCAGACTTTCAAGAACATTTGTACAATGTGTATCGGCCTAGTAGTAAGACATACACCGGCCTATGGGAACGTTTCTGTATTACAGAAGCTGGTCCGTTGGCTCGTTCGCAATTCTTTGAAGCTCTTAAAGCAATTAAAGAGTATGAAGAATTGCAAAAACAAAATAAATAATTGACATTATTAAGGCCCACTGTCAAAGTGGGTCTGACTAAAACAATTGTTATGGACAAAGAAGAAGTTGAAGCCTTATTAAAAAAAGTGCTTCGGTTTTTAGATCTGGGCTTGCTATCACACATTGGGTATCCACCTGATGAAGATGTGCCAAATCCAGAAGATTTTATTGAAGGCTACGGCAAATGTATTGAAGATTTTCTTTATGAAACTCAACGACTCGGATTTGATCTCAGATTACAACTCAACCAAGAGACTGGGGAATCCTGATACTCCAGCCGCTGGTGACTCCAAACAACTACGTGAAAACATGCACAACACTACCAACGTTGCTATTTCGGAATTTGATTCGTTAATGGAGCAACGTGCTTATAAAGAATTTATTGATCACTTTTCAGATACTGTTGTATCTGCTGAAGACTTGTTAAGTCCAGATCGTTTAGCAAAAGCAATTATTGAAGTGCTCCAAGAACAACAAACATATCACTTAAAACAAGCTGAGCACTATAGCAACATCATTAAAGCTATCCAATGAAACCTAAAAAATTTCAATGGGTATGTCATGATTGTGGTCTGAAATATGGTAGGTGGTACCAGGGGCGTGTGTACTCTGGTCCACCAAATCATGCAGCTACATATCACATGGGCACGTGTGATGTTTGTAATTTAATTAATGTGTCAGTAACTGAGCCCAGGGACTACGGCCAGTTAGTTACATCAAAGATGCCTCGAATAGAATAAATAAAACGCTTTAAGTCAATGCCGTTATATAGAGATCCTAATAACCATAATCTCAGGGACTATGGCTATTTAATTTGCTGCGGCAACTGAAAACAATACTGTTGCTGCTGTACCGCCTGATTCAGAAACAAAAACAGGACAAATAAATTTAACCGGGTGGTTGGCTACGTTGTAATGAGTTGTGCCATTGGCTGTAATAGTATTATTTGTGATTATTTTTGACCAGTTGGTGCCATCAATTGATCCTTCCAGGGCAACGATAACGTTGGTGTTGATGCTTGCTACCGTAGCAAACAAACTAAAATTCTTTGCAACAATAGAAGGCGGTAAATAAACAGACGTTGATTCGCCAGAACCAGGGGCGGTTAATACAGTGTATGTTTTAAAAAAGATATCGGGGGGACGTGCTGTCATAACATTTACTTTGTTCTTTTAATTTTACTCCATAAAACTATTATAAAAAATTCAAGGTAAATTTTGGTAGACTAAGAAGATAAGGTATTTGACTATGTATACTCCCGGTCCTCAACAGTATCAACCTGCTGAAACTCCCCAGGCTCAGCCGGTTCCTCAACCTCAGGATAAACCCAAGGCTCCGGCTAAGTCAAAGGCTGGTGGTGATGTGGGTGCATTTATCCAACAGTGCATTTCACTTTGCGCTTACCTCAAAGAACTTGAGACCCAATCACATTTGATTCATCTCAACTACGAGGGCTCAAATTTTCTTGGGGTCCACGCATTCCTGAAGGATCAATACGAGGCTCACCTAGAACAGTTCGATACCCTTGCTGAGTTTATTAGGAGCATGGATTACTTGATGCCTATGTGTGGCATGGGTCTTGCTGATGCATCACCAGGGATTCAGAAAGTTACCAGCTACAAAGGAACAGAGCAGCTTGGTGTGTACTACAAAAACCTTGAAGAGCTGGGTATGAAAGCTAAAAAGCTTGAACCTATTGCACAGAAAGTTGGTGCCATTGATATTGCTAATTATCTTGCTGACCTTACTGGTCAAGCTTTTAAAGCAGCTTGGCAAATTAAAGCTACGTTGAGGAACGGGTAAATGAATCCCTTGAATCCTTTGTTTCAATTAGCTGGTAAATATATGTCTACTTCTGTTGGTAAAACTATGTTTGACCAAGGGTTTCGTGGTGTTGGTTCAGCATTGGGAAATTTTTCTAAAGATCCTGTTAATAAGACTGCTGCATCTTTATTTGGACTTCCTTATTTAACAATTCCAGCAACTGCAATTATGGGCTTAAACGCAGGTGCAACTGCTCCAGGTACTTTAGATGAAGCTAAGCGTCTGGGAATAATTACAAATATTCCTACCCCAACATTTAAATAAAATTTCTGCTGGTTTTTGTTAATCGCTTCAGTGTTTAAGCCTGTGGTAATTGCAACATAGTAGAAATATCTTTTAAAACATTCTTTGGTACAAAATAAGCTGGGCGTCCTCGCGCAGGGTCAGCCCAATATTCGTCTTTCATACCATCTTTTCCATAGCACCAACCATGGATGAGTGTTTGTTTATTTTCAATTGTTACTAAGACAAACCGTTTATTTGGATTTTCATTTCGTTGAATAATTAAATCATATTTATGTTTGCTTCTTGTTTTGACATCAAT